CTTCCATCTGCCTTCATTTTTGCTATTGCTTCTTTCAATCCTTCAACTTGAATACTAATTCCTTTAGTTGCCATCTCACTCCCCTATCAAAGAACCATTAGGTAATAATCTCAAATAAACTTTTTTAAGAACATCAACTTGATTAACACTATACTTTATAATCCCATCATTTAAAATACTATATTCGCCATAAATTGGACTTCCTAAACCAACCTTTAATATCCCAGAAGTATTTATCTCTCCTTGGATATATAATTTTGTATCATTACTTAATAATTTTCCCTGTTCAATTAGAATAGCATCATTACTTCCTCTACTTTGGTTAATTGGTAAAATTACTCCTGAAGCCCAAAGATTGTTTCCACTTTGCGTCAATACAATATCATCATCATAATAGCTACCAGCACCAAAACTACTATTATAATATTTAATTCTTAATTGCTGTCCATACTTTAGTGCCTCTAATACACCATTTGTAAAGTCATCAGAATAGACAGTCATTAATCTGCCCTCACATTATTTAAAACGAAAGTAAATAAAAATGCTGTTGCTGCTAATAAAAATCCACTAACTACTGTGTATAATCTATACCAAAATTTATATCCTTTTATCATACTTCTAATTTCTGAGATGTTTTCAAAGATACAAGCATCTCTTTGAAGTTTGGGCAATTTTAAGAATTGCTCTTTAGTCATATTTAGTCCGTTTGTCATTTTAATCCCAGCACTGAAAATAGGAAATATGATATCCTAAATCATTTAATTGACTAAAACCTAATTTTTTATAACTCTCTGATGTTCCTTCTACAAGTCCCTTTGTAATTGATAACTCACCAATCTTAACTGATTGTGTTCCTATGCCTTGACTTTCCATAAGGCTTAAGATATTAGATATAGTTAAATTAATAATTGCAGGTTGGTATGTTTCTGTTATTGCATTAACATCTAAATTATTTCCTGTATAATTTTCTGCTGTGTAAACTGCTTGATTTACTAAGAATGGTAATGTACCACTAACGCCTGTTGGTATATTACTCACCAAATTATAAACTACGCTCCCAATTTCTACATTAGATAAAGAAACCATTGTTATGCTCCTGAAGTCAGTAATGTCCCATCATTAAGACATCGTACTGGCAACCAATTAGTTCCTGATAATGCATAAAGAGCAACTTTAATTGCTTCGCTACCCGTAGAATTTGTATTTATAAATTTGTCGTATTCTCTATCCCTTAATCCGTTTGATATTGTATAAGTCATTTCCTTTTAGTTTTTGTATTTTAAGTGACGAAGGCGGTCCTCACGTCACTAAAAACAAAATTAAGTAGTCATAACAGTCCATTCACTTCCACCTTTACCATTAGTTATATCACCAATATAGAATTCTCCATTAGAGATACTATAAGCAATATCACTACCAGTAACCGAAGTTAAATAGTTATTTGGGTCAAAAGTTACAACTCTAAATGTAGGACTAACTTCTGCATATGTTCCTGATGCCAAAATATTTTTAGGCATACCTGGAACTAATCCTTGTGCCATTATACTTCCCGTTGTTACGCTATCTGCCATTTTGTTTTTTTCCTCCTTTCAATTTATGATTATAATCCAACTGCTATGAAATCGTATCTCAAACTTGCTGCTCCAACAAAATTCACTCCAGAAGCGTTTCTTAATCCACTTAAATACCACTTCTCAAAACCTGTTGCTGAACCACAAGGAGATACTACTGCATACCAACTTGTTGCTGATGTATAAGGTGTTCCTAATTTAATAAATCCTTGACTTCCTGCCGAAGTTAATAGTGAACCTGTTTGTATGAATCCACCATACACATTTGTTGTTGCTGAACCAATTAAATTACTTCTTAATTCTCCGTTTGTATCTTCTATATTTGAACTTTTAATATTAGTAGTATTTAAATTAACAAAACTACCAGTAGTTCCATATACATTAGTTCCACTAATTATTTCTGTTTGTCCTGATTGATTTACTTCTTCAAAACCTAATCCATCTACTGTACTATTCCAACTTGCCATATCTTTTTCCTTTTATTTAATTTTCAATTTAAAGTTTTCTTCTTTGTAAATATAAAAATAAAAAAAATAAAAAATTATTCTTCCTTAACAACCTATTTACGAAGTTGTTATCTTAGCAATTGCATTTGCTCTTAAGTGTCTAACCACAATTCTCTGAGTAACTGAACATGCACTCATATCGAATGCAGGCATTTCGAAGTTCTCAATAGTTACTGGTCTCTTCTCAGCGATTACATAAGCGTGCATTCTGTCTGTGACATAAGCATACTTACTATAAGTTGAACTAGGTGCTGCATTAGTTGAAAATTTAAGAACATTTAAACCATAAATCGTTCCTAAAAATCCTCTTTGCAACATATCTGTATTTCCAACTCTATTAGCCTCTACAAAAGTATCAATATTTCTTAAATCATTCAAAACTTCATTACCAACAAATAATGTTGTTGGTGTGTAATCTGAATCATCCAAATACTGCATTGCTCTTGTAATATTAGCAATTGTAATTGCTGCTCCACCAGCGACTGTGTTTGTAGCATTATCTAAGGCATCACTCAAAATAAGACTTGTCTCATTTTCAGCAAACCTCTTACCAGCAACTGCTAAATTATGACTAAGTAAGTTCCACTTAGCATCTTCTAACATTTCTCTAGTAATTCTTAATGCAACTCCCCACTTAACAGGTTTCAAATTGAATGATGTATATGATGATTGGTCAATCGGAATTTCAGCACCTTCGCCGACAATTCTGACATCCATTTGATTTGGATTTACTAAATCAACATCATAACTTGAGCCTGGAATATCACCTGGACCAAAATACATTGCTGCTTCACTTCTAGGAATTAAATTCTTATCTACTTCTTCAATTAAAGTATCATGAATTTTTCTTGGAATTAAAAGTTGTCCTTCTGTTCCTAATCCTGTATGAAGTAATTCACTTATTGCTTTATATTCTACCATTTTACAAATTTAATGAAACGATAACAAATTCTCCATCTGCTCCTCCAGTTGAAAATGCTCTTCCTATAGGATACATATCTGCTTTTGCTGCAGCTCCTGGAACAGAAATCAAAGTACTTGACCCTAAAGGTAGTACTGTTCCTGCACTTCCCGCCAATAACGGGTTTCCTGCAAAAATAGAACCAATCTTTGTTCCACTTAATCCTGGTAATAGAAACATCCCTCTTGTAGCGATTGCTCCGTATGTTCCTGACGCAATATTCTTTATGGCCAAACCAATAACTTCTGAACCGATTTGTGTTGCAACCGGATATCCTTCAATATCGCTTGCTACATAAGTATCTGCTCCAGAACCAACTACTCCTGCTGCACTTGAACCATTTACCCAATAACCACCAGATATATCGGCTCTTGCTTTAATTGTAATTGTTCTTGGTACTCCACCATCAACTATACAAACTGCTCCGTTTGGATTTCTAAAATCTACCATTTCTTTTTTTCCTCCTTTCTACTTCTATTTAACTTTGAGTTTAAACTCAATGAATATAAAAAATTAAAAAATAAAATAAATTTATCTTACTAATCTTTTTAATTTAGTATCTGCACTTTCTTTGTTATAATCTCTATACAAAGCAAAACCACTATTTGCTCTTTCAACTATATAATTATTCAAATTTTCTAATGCTTCAACTTTTTCTACTGACACTTCACCTTTAGTGTTATCTATCTTTTCCTTTGTTATATCTTCTTCCATTTTCTTTTTTTGAATTAAAAGGTCTTTTAACTCAGATATTTGTTTTTTCATTTCACTAATATCTAAATTTTCTTTAACCTTTTCTTCTGCTTTTACTTCTTCTTTATTTTCATCTTTAACTTCTTCAGTTGCAGTATCTACTTTAGTTTCTTCTTCTGACATCTTTACCTCCTTGTCATTTAATTCCCCACTAACCTTTTTTTCTTCAAGTTCTTCTTTATCTTCTTCCATAGCCATTTCCTTTAAATGGAAACTATTTTGAATTGCTTGTGCCAAATTGGCGTGAGTATCTCCTGGAACTGCAACTAAACTAATCTCTAACCCTTGAATTCCTATTGCCTTCATACTTCCGTCTTCTTCCTCAACTAAATCTTGAACTTTTGCTCCTATACTAACATTATTAATTCTACCATCTCTAATCATCTCTCTAATATCTTTATCCATAATTTTTCCTTCGAAATCAATTCTCTTAAAATTAGTATTAAAATCAACATTCTCAGTTGTTCTTCCAACAATATTTTTTACTCTATTTTCGTGGTCTAACAAAATAGGAACATTTCTAAAACTAGGTGCTGCTTTAGTTAATTCTTCTGCAACATATTTAACATTATTTAAAGTTGTTGTCTCGTTAATAGCAACTCCTTTAATTAAAAAATCACCATTACTTTCCTGTAACTTTTCATCAATAGGAACATAAAATTCTAATAATCTCCAATCTTTAATCTTCTCCTTTTTTTTACTAACTTCTACTTTTGTCATTTTATATATAAAAATATATTAACTTTTTATTTAAAAATGTATATTTATAAATTATATAATAATATACTTTTAATTTTTAGTTACTTCTTTTTCTCTTTTTGATATTTCTGTATTTACTAATATAAGTTCTTGATTTATTGTTTGCTGTTCTACTAATAAATCATAAACCATAACTTTCAACTCATCTAAAGTTTTGTTTGATAAATCTGTTTCCATTTTTAACCTCCTTTTATTGATATAATAGCATATAAAATTGACTACCATT